CAGACCCCGTATGCCTCCCTGTTGGAACCCATCGTCTCCCTCGCCACCCTTCCCCCACGACCCCCCCAGACCGATGGAACCTGGCCAAAGGGGGGCTAGCCTACGATTTGTGTGACGCTCACAAACAGGCTACTTAGTAACAGCCGTGCCGCCTCCTACCTCCGGCAGCTGTCCCAGCCACGTGGTGGAGTAGAGCGACAGGCATTACTGCCTCCCAGGAACTTATCTACACATTAGTGCACCCAAAGGGCTGGGCTACTGCGGCCTACACTCCATCACCAACTTCCTAACGCAACCATCAGCTTGCCGGCACGAGCCAGTATCCATTGATACATGGAAAACTTTTTTGATATTACGCCTTTTTTCATATTGTGGAGCACCCTATCTGCTGCAGATATATCTGATTGGAGCATTTCGTTTAGTACCCATGGCTGAATACATAGATGTTGGGGCGCTGTCATTTCCTCTGGTCTTAATAACCAATCCAAAACTCGGAACCACGGCTGTGTGCGTAGCCAATGTGGCGCGCTACGCTTCACATCCTCCGGGAGCGCTTTAAAACCGCCTTGCATAACGTTGAAACACATGTCAGTTTTATTCACTCCATCAGCCCAATCCGTAGCCAGCTTAGGCGCGGATGTCGGTGGAGTAGGCCTGACATATGGGCGGTAACTCATACGATAAAAAACTTGTTGATCTTTGGCAGCCATTAAACCGCTAACGGGAACGAAGTACTCGTACAATCGTTTCCAGGCGGTTCGAGCGTGTCGTGACCTATCAATATCCTCCTTGATTTGAGGTAGATATTGACGGTAAATATGGGTATCAACGGTGCCCAAGCCTCCAAGACCGGCGTCGGTAGTCAATAATTCAAACCATCGGTTTTTTGTCCACCCAGGCCAACGGGCCCATCGAGCCATATCAGCTGCGGCTTGCCGCAATAGCCAAGGGCGTGCCGATTTCCCCGGAACTCGGCTCATAAATTGTAACCAACTACGAGCCAAAGAGTTTGGGGTCTGAAATTGGCTACGCTCAACCCACGGTGAGGCATAGAACAGCGACCGTAGTGCTCTACCACTCGACATCAAATTGAAGCTGCCACCATACGCTCTCCGGAGAAAATACCCACAGGTGCGGGGTATGGAGACAACGGGGTCGATCTTGAGACCAAATTCCTGCACCATATCTGGCACATTGGGTGGAATTGGTTCCGCAGAATACAGCAGGATGTCATCACCCTGAACAACAAAGTTCGTGTTCACACCCTGCAGGATCAACCACTCACATAATGCCTGGGACGCCAGCGTTCCCAGGAGTGAAGTCAGTCTCCATCCCGACAACACGCCCCCGTGATATGGGATAATTTCTCCGAACACTTCTATCTTCAACCGATTTATATGCGCTCTCTCTTCATACCATAAATCTTCGCGCCCAACACTCTTGAACAAATGCTCCATCACCAATTTGATGAACCATATTGGTATTTGATGATCAAATGCTTTCGCATCAATCGAACAATACGATGCCCACTTGACATTGTTTAACTCGCCAAGTTGCTTGTTGCCATAAATTGGTGAGTTGAGCTCTGGTATACCGAATAAATACATCACGTACGACTGTCGCAGATAAGAGGACATAGGCGTTGTTATTACCAGCCTTGTTTTACTCGGTTCCTCTTTAATAGCAGCGTGTGCTATATTCGGCATAGTCTTTGCTTGGGCATACAAATACTTACCTTCACTGATGTTTTTCATGGCCCACGCCCATTTGGACCTGTACTCATCTCCTTCCCATTCCACGCGTGGGGCGCCTCCTGAAGTGGCCCATCGAGTTGGGTCCTGGACAAACTCCTCGAAAGATAGATTTTCTCTTCCGATCATGTCCATTGTTCGCTGCCATTTTGCGAACTTTTTTTCAACCCAACCCTCCACCCACTCGCGCACGCCCCGAGAGCTAGCCCAAGTTTTATTTGGGCCAACCCAGTTTTTTGCGTCAGCGATGAGATCATCTTTTGACCATTGTTTTGGGGGGGTTACACGTTCAAGACCAACAAGAATTTGAGAACACACAAATCGGTCTCCGTCCATCGTTTCGATGTGCTCCGTCAGCCCCTTCAACCATTGATAACAGCTCAGCTGTGGATCCTGCGCGGCTCGTGCTCTCTGGAGCAGTACCGCTAATACCCAATATGGTGATCCTATCCCACACCCTACCTCAAGTTGTGCCAACGTGTCAAGATAAAATGACATGGGCCGTGAGTAAACACCGACGCCCGGGGCTGAATGAATTTTGTACCGTGATCTGTGGAGAGAAAGATCATCGTGGAATTCGATAGAAGAAGAAGCAGGTTGTAGAAGATTGATGGCCTGTACCCAATACCCGGGATCCCAATATAGGGGTAGTTGTGCATCGGAGACCGTTACTCGTCGAGTTGATCGCTCGTAAAATCGTTGATTGCTTTTGATATACGTCCCACTGCTTCGCGTCCTGTCGATAACACATCGTGCACAGCTTCCGCACTCGACTCCAGCGCTTTCGTGGCTTGTGCCCGTGCGATCATTTGCTCCTCTTTTGCACGGCTTGGGTTTAGCTTCTCCGCTAAAAAAGAGTGCAGTCCACTCGCAGCACCGACAAGTGCAGCCGTTGGGATGCTTGAACCCAAAAAGGGTATTGCAGCACGCACTCCAGCCAACAGCCAGTCCCACCATGGATCTGGCCATTCACCGAGAACAGTTTGATCGCCGACATTCGTTCCGGCACCTGCCTTTGTTTTTATTATTAAAAGCTCAGCCGGTATTGACGTGTGCAGACTGTTTGCGACAGGAGTGATGGCACACGCAGTGTCAACCACGGTCAGCGGGTTATAGTATGTACCATTTGAGTGATAAACTGATTCAGCACACATTGTAAATAACCGTGTGAGATTGAGTTGGAGATAGCTCTGAGTTAGGTGAGAAAACATTTCATTATTTGCAGCATACAGTGGAACATCATTCGTTTCACTCACTCCAAGCATTGAGGTGTACCGCGCCACAGCCTGCCAATGCTTTGAATCATTAGCATAAAATCCAACTTTCATACTGGATTCCAACACTCCGAGCTTAAACACCGGCCTCTGCCGCCTCTCGAGCTCACCGGGCATAAGATAATTCATCTTTTGCAAAATGAATTTCACCTGCCACCAAGCTGGAAGCACACTTGGGGTGTTTTTTAGTAACTGTGGAAAATCGAACTTCACCTGTACACCCAACACCTTGTCAAGCAAATTGATCCATGTCTTGTCTGGTCGACCACTTGAAACATGGTGCGCTGTAGCTTCATTCATCATTCGATCTTGTATAACCATGCGAGTAGCGTCATTTTGCGCTGCAGTGTACAGTACCCACCGAAGCCAAGATATTCCTGTAACCATCTGCATCCATGCACAGCCCGCGACCTGCATCCCTGCTATTGCTGACACGGATTCTTGTACCGCAACTGGATCAATGTATACGATCGGCGTCGGGACAGCAATTAGCCCAACAAACCGCGCAACTCTGAGGTCGGGAGTTGCCTCATGACAAGTAGCCGTTTGATCCGCGCCATGCTTGTGTCTCATCCAATCCAATTTTGACCAATCCGGGCTCTCCGCAGTCTCAAAAGAGCAGGTTAAATTTGAATGGATGCACAACGGTGATATCCATGCGGCTATGGATTGCTCAATCCAATCATGGATCCGACTCTTCTCTTTTTCGGGGTCGGGGTCGACATCCGCCCAGTTCCTCATCTCCCAGTTGGACTTTAATATCCGCGGCAACTCCTTCCTCAAATTGATCGAGTAGAATGGCATACTATTCTCAACAGCCGGGTGAGCGAGCGGAGCTATGTGTTGCACGCGAGATGTTTCTGCCGCCAAGAACAAGGCATGATTGAGTGCATTGCCGCTACTCACTCGATCACACATCCACTTCCACGCTTGTAACCAGTTTTGGCTTATATTATTAGTTGCCCCTTGCAGATCAAGATATTGGAGTAACATGGGCATAATGTCAACTGATTGAGGCCCAATACCACTCGCGGGATTCCACACTGGTATATTGAATCCATCAATCGTCACCCATCGCAGATTGGATCGTGATGTTATATTAGTAACGACCAACATAACTCTACCCGGTCCTTGCACTTCAACTTGCGCTGCACGTGGCCGCACCATAAGCATGTACTCGTGTTCAGGCTCCTCAGAGCTCATGTCAGAGCGGGGTTGAACGTGGACTTTCCATACATAGCGGTTGTTCCATATTTCTGTAGTCAAGAAACTGGCCATATATAACCATATCGAATTGGACTCCAACATCGATGTCTCACATGGCACAATAGCCACTGAATATGACCAGTCATGCACATTCCAGTCAGGCACATTCCTCTGTCCGGTGCGTAGCATCACCCATGAATCCATGGCTACCGCCATTGCTTGTACTTCCGCGGGATTCAACGCATCATCGGGTCGTGGATATGTTGGTTTATAACGCTCAACTCTCTTTATTTGACCATCACTCACTATCTGACCGATTAGTGGATCACACTGTAGTGTTCGATGTGACACTGAGAGATCACCCAAAAGTAAACATCTTACTATGGGCGATTCATCAAGCCAAGATCCCGTTGATTTCGCCAACACATCAGTAAGATAAGCGAGCGATCCAAAGTCTGAATAGGCAGGGTTTGACACCAAGGCCCCATAGTTGCCACTTGTTGATTCCAGAGGTGCCACCAGTTTTTGAAGCACTTCATTGAACGTTGATGTTACCCAAGGAGATCCTTGGTGACAACCCAAGCCAGTTGATGGCATGATTCTTCTCATGATCGAGTAGTTCACACCGCCCTCGATACCAACTTCCCCTCCAGGCACGTCGATGGCAAAAACCTGTAGGCGGCTTACCGAGTGGTGCAAACTAAGCGATGCGTGTGCTCCTGTTGTTTGTGCGACACTTGAGCAGTTACACATGTAATCTCTCAAGTCCGCTGGCATTACGGAGTCAGAATATCGGGCATTCAGTGCCGCCAAAAAGGCAACACCTGAGGCCACAGTGAATTCCTCCTCCTGTTCAAAGTTTTCCCGAGTCTGTTTCACTGCGCTGTTACGTATCACTTCGAGTAATGCGTCATCTTCACTTTGATTTTTAGAGGAAATTTTGTGGATTTTTTACACTTCGACCTGTCCACCCCCAGTGGGCTTCCAACCCACAGGTTCACCAGCCGAAGGGTGGTTGAGGATCGACTCACGGTATCGCCTTCACCACACTAACCATGGTCCGTGAATTCAATCCATGGCTAGGGAGACACGTTTTTCCTTTCTC